TACGGATACTGCCGTCCGGCATCCAGATGCGCCATTTGCCCACGTTGCCGCTGTCGTTCGGCAGATCCACGCCGTCCATCATGTCATACTTGTTGCCGTAGATGTCCTCATAGCCCAGGCAGCAGATATTGTTCACCTGCGTCACCTTTGCTGCACCATACTCATCCTTGTCCACATACCAGGCATATTGGTGCACTCTGTTCTCATCCACCAGACTGTTTGTCACATTCGGGTTGATTGTCTTTGCTCCCTCATAGCCTATGGTGTCCTGCATGCCTCTTGACATCGTGCCGCCAGTCGTGCGCATATTCGTATGCGAGCCAGCGCCACACTGCTCCTGCATGTCCCTCCTGCCATACTTCGCGTATGCAAGGTTCGCTATGCGGAAGTGCATCAGAGCGTCAATCTGCTGCATACCTCGCTGCACGCTGTAATAATGGAAGTCCGTCCATGTCATACTTGCAGTGGTACTGCCGCCGGTTATGCAGGCACGCAGTTTGCTGCCCACAACAGAACTGCCCACAACAGCACACAGATGCTCCTCGTTGGCAAACCATTCAGGCTCCATATCCTCTATCTTGCTGCTGTTGGATAGTACAACCTTGTCAAACTCGGCTGTGTTCAATATAGAGAAGTACAAAGTCTTGGCTCCCTCAGGCACATCGCTGATAAGATACATACCAGCCTCAAATCTGTTTCCCAGCGTTGGCACCACGACGCTCTTCACCACATTGCCGTTCACGTCGGCAAATGCGCTGCCCACAAGGTTCGTGCCTGGCACACTCGGCCAGCGAACACGCTTGTGCTTCGACACATCCACCACGCACACCGAATAAGAGCTGTCCGTACTCATGGCATTTGTTATGGTGTCCCTGCCACTCATCACTTTCCTGCCTTTAGTGTAACCGCCCTGCACCGCCTTGATGTCATCAAGCGTCAATACGTCCACATTCGGCACAGCCGGCATGTGATCCTTGTCCTTCGAGCTGTAGCAGCTGTAGTCCTTGCTGTTCAAGAAGTCATTGATACCCTTGCTCCAGAAGAAAGGCTCGTGCATCATCAGGTCACCCTCGCTGCCGTCAAGTTTGGCAGAGGTTCCGTCGGCATACTTGGTGCTGTCCTTATCGTCAAGCTCCAAGTAAGTCATCTCGCCGTCAAGATTGTTCACCACGGTATCGACATTTGCGATGTTCACGTTCCTCGTGGTCGCCTTCTTTGTCACCTTCGCCAGCACTCTGTGGCGGTTCTTCAGTATCGCAGCCACATGGCCGCTTGGCTTGTAGTCGTTGCCGTACTTGTAGCCTGTGCCGTTATCCAAGTTCGAGAGGTTTGCATCGTCTGCCACGCTCTCGTCGCTCTCCAGCATTGTATATTCAGGCTGCTCGATGTTCAACTCCGGGTAGTGCTCGATGTATGCGGCATAGGTTTCATCATCAACGTAACGGGTCAGTCGGTATGTGCCCACCAGTCGGCAGCTCTCCACATTGCCGCCTTCCTCGTCCACACCGCCCGTCTGCATCAGTGAGGCCAGCAGGCTGCCGTCTCCTTCCATGTCGATGCCGGTCACACGCAGATACTTCACGTTTCCGCACCTTGCGTGCAGCGTCTGCCAGTCCACACCCGGACAATTGTCAACCACAAGTCTGTTGATGTTGCTTGTGCCCTCAAGCGTCAGACCGCTGGTCGTCAGTTTGCCCAGATAGCGCAGTTCCAGTGTCTGCAACGTTGCCGGGAGCGTTACGCTCGTCAGCGGAGCACCCTGTGCGAAGTTCACGCCGGTCAGGGCCGTCTTGCCTGCCTTCAGTGTCTCCAGCTTCGTGTTGTTGCTCAAGTCTATGCCAGTGAAGCTGCCTGACTTCAAGCCGGTCATATTCAGTGTACGCAAATTTCGGCAGCCGTTCACCAGCAATGCGTTCAGCGTTGTCTGTGTCTGGCCGCAGCTCACGTCAAGCGTCCGCAGGGCGGAACAGTTGTTCAAGTTCAGAGTCTGGAGTATGGCATGGCTAACGTCCGTCAAGTCAAGCCCCATTATGCGGCTCGCACCGTAGATGTATTGCGGGTCATTCACGATGAGGTCCGTGTCAAGCGTCAGTTCCACCTGACTTCCCGTGTCCTCCGCAAGCACTGCGCTTTCGTGCGGAGTACCGCTCGTGTAGCCGTACCCGAAGAAATACCTCTCGCTCGCCGTGATTCTTATCTTCCGGTTGTCACTTCCGAACTTATAGCCGAAGTAGGCCGCGAAACTGTCCTTTCTGTATGTACCGCACACATACTGGCTGTCCAGCAATGCAAAGCGGTTCTGGATGGTATAGGTGCGGTGGGCATATCGGCTGCCCTGGAGTGCATAGAGATAGTCATAGTAACTCGTAGTGCCGTCGGCCGTCGTCACACCCTCCGTCAGCGGTTTGATGTATTTGTAGATGCCGTCCTTGTTGTAGATGCGCTCGCACCAGTTGCCCATCTGCTTCTCGTTGAACACTTTCAGCACATATTCCAACGACATGGTAGAGCGCAGCTTGTCGGCCACCTCGCGCAACTTGTCGGGGCAGCCTCTCACCAGCTCCCACAATACCGAGTCATGCCCTGCAAAGACATACGAGCCGATGCTCTCGTCCATCGTCTCCCACGTTATCGTGTAGTCGTACTTCAGCACCGAGTCATTCCGCTCGCCGAAGATGGTATCCATGTCGTAGGGAATGAAGTACCATATCTTGCCGTCCCATGTCACGAGCATCATGTTCTTCGCGCGGTTATCGACAGCCATCAGGTAGTCGGTTATCAGATACCATGCAAAGGGCGAGTCGTTGCCGAAATAGCCCTCATATTCGTTCAGGAATTTCGTCGGGTTGCCCTTGCACGAGTATATCCACTCCCAAAGGCGCTTCACTGCCGCCTTGTCGTCCTCATGCGCCGTCGCCCATGTGTCGTCGGCCTTGAAGCGGAACTCCAGAGCGTCGTCAAACGTGTCCATGTTGCTCGTACCGAACAGGCACAATGTCTCCGAGTTGTTCAGGAACTCCAGGCAGATACACTTGTTGCGCCCGCCCTTCAGTGCAGCCTCGTCATTGAAGCCCTCGATACCCTCAAAGCCGTAGATGATGCCGCTGCCGCTCTTCTCGTTGTTGAAGTTGTACTTGCCAAGATACACGTTCTCACCCGTGCCGTTGTTGTCGTAGAACAAATCTATCGGGAAACCGTCCACGCCGATTCTCACATCATAGTTGCCCTTGTAGGCCATTTGTGGCGGAGTCAGCCAGCCGCATCTCTTCCAGATGTCGTTCACCACTCTCACCGCACCCGTATTGTGCGTAGATGAAGAATCCGAGAAGTCCGCCTTCAGACAGAATATGTCTATCGGTCTTGCACCTGGTTTGAACGAATATTTGAAGTCCGCTACCTCCACACCGTTCACATACAGCTTCGTGCCGTACTTCGTCGAGCGGCTGAAGTAGATGCGGTAGTTCTTTCTCGGGTAGGTCGTCGATGAGGTGCCTTGTATTCTCAGTCCGCACTGGTAGATGATGAAGTCATACTCCTTACCGTAGGCAGAGTAGAAGTAGATGTCCACCGGAACCTCAAACTTCTTGTTGTTCGTCTGGTTCACAAGGTTCACGTCACCCACGATCCTCATCACGCTCTTGCCCATCGCACGCAGTTTGTCTATATCGACATCAGTGCCCTCGTCGTCCATCACCTGGTTCTTCTCGAACAGCACCACCATCTCGTCGCTCGTCGGGCGGTCCACCATGTAGTTCGCCAGTTCCTCATCATCGCCCAAGGCACGGTTATACACGCGCAGGTTCCGCACCTCCACGTCCGCGCTCTCGCTCGTGATCCTGATGTTCGTCGGTTCTGCCTGGAGCAGCGAATCCGTCGAGGCATACTGCTTCGCACCGCATAGGATGCCGTTCACATACAGCATCATCAGTCGATTACCCTTCTTCTCCTGCACCACGAAGGCTATCTTCAGTGTCATACCGCTCGCGAACTTCGTGCCCACTTCCGAGCCTGCGCCCGTCCGCATCAACGCCTCCTGCGTGGTCAGTCTGAAACCGACATTGCCGGCCATGCAGTCCACCACCGTGCCTTTGCGGTCGGTCACATTACTGCAGGTCAGTTCCATCTCGTAGGTCGCACCTGTCGTGGTGGCGTCATTGGCAAATGGCTTGTAACCTATCTCGATGTTTGCACCGTTCGTCAGTTTCAGCGCGTCGCCCGTCCAGCCGTTGCTCTGCCAGTCAAAGCCTTCAAACACCGTTTGAACGTCGTTATAACGCCATTCCGCAGGACTGCTCTCCGCATTGCTCCTGCCCGCTGCCGTCAGCTTCAGCACCAGTCCCGATGTCGCCTCGCCAAGGTCGATGCCGCTCTCCGTCACGTTCACATTGAACTTGTATTCGGTCGTGCCGCACTTCAGCACCATCGCAACCGCGCCTTTCTCCAGGAAACGGTTCGTGTAGGTCTGCACCGTTCTCGGCACGCTCACCGTCTGTGTCCTTATGCCGTCCCTCCACACGCTCATGCTTGCAGGGGTCGCTGTCGGGTCATACGCCACGAAGTCGAACAACACCTGCTCATACTGGCCTGTGTCGATAGTCGGGGTGAGATGGTCTGCCGTAAAGACGCGTCCGTCCTTGAAGGTTATCTTGGTTCCTATATATGGAGCGCTGCTGCCAGTCTTCAATATATCGAAATAGATGCTCTCGCTCTTCAGTGTCAGTTCCTCGCTTGCCTTCATCTCGGCCACCATCTGCACAGTATGCCTGCCGACAGCAAGCCCGGACATGGAGAGCGTAAAACTACCGTTGGTCGTACCGCTCCTCGTGACAGAAACGGAATCTTTCTGTATGCCGTCCACATAGAGGGTGACGGTCTTTGTACCGCTTCCGCTTACGGCATAGGGTATGCCCACATTCTCGCTCACGCCATAACCACCCTTTGCAATGCACTCGGCAATATTGAAACCGCTCGTCAGTGCAAGCGTCACCGCCTTCACGCTTACATAGCTCTGCTTGGTCTGCGTCTTGCCTGTGGTCGGGTCGGTGGTGGTGGCCTTCACATAGATGTCAGTCGTGCCCAAAAGGAGGTATTTCGTCAGGTCCAGCGTATAGGTGCCCTTGCTCACGTCCTGCTGCGTATCGGAATACATCAGCGTCGCGCCGCGTTTCATCTGTATCTCCACCGTGGCTTTCTGCCCCGTCGATGTCCCCTTCTCGTCACCGCTGCTGTACTGGTGGTCGTAGAACCATGTGAGTGTGGCCTTGTCGCCTTCCTTGATGACGGACTTGTCTGTTTCTGCCGTCAACACGATTTTGGTGGTGGAGGTTTCTCCGCCACCGCCGCCTTTTCCTGCCGGTATGTCCAGACCTACGACCTCCGCACCACTCTTGTTGGTCAGCGTCACACGCACGGTGCTCTCGTCATCGCTCAGTTCGGCACTGCCGCCGAATATGGTGTTGGCTTCGACCTCTGCAAGTTTGGCGGCCACGGCCGCGTTCTGCACCGGATTGGTGGAGTTCGTGTTCAGGCTCTCGTCCACCTCTGTCTCGTTGATGGTGAGGTTCACGTTGCCCGCGCTGTCAAGCGTCTGTTTCTTTCCGTTTACAGAAATGCTCTTCACGTTGCCCGCACCGCCGAAGTCCTCCCAGCTCGCCACCTGTTCCCAACTGTCAAGGCTCGTGCCGATGAACTGTTTGGCCTCCCACTTGCCCTGTGCCGTCTCGTAGGTGATGCAGCGTCCCTTGGCACGTTTCTTCTCCTCCACGGCAACAATGGCGGTCGCCAATGTGTAGTAACCACTCTCAAGCGGGATTTCCTCTGTCACGTTGCAGGTGTTTCCGCCACTGCCGCCTGTGGCATATTCCTGCCATTTCTCCGCATCATGGAGGTCGTTGTCGGGGTCACCGGTGAACTGCCAGGACTCCCAGCCGTCCGCACTTCTGAATATCATCACGCAGCCGGTGGTGAACACTTTCTCCCCACCGGTGCTCTCGTTGCCGGCAATGGTCTCCAACGCTTCAGACCAGTCACTGAATATGCGGTCGGCATCACCGATAAGGCTGTTCACCAGCACCACCGGGTGGGTGTTGGCCGCTGCGATGGCATCATTCAGTTTTGCCGTGGCGTCATCGGCAAGCATGGCCGAATTGTTGGCCGTGAGTGCCGCACTGGAAGCCACACCTGCAGCATCTTTGGCCTGCTGTGCTGCTGTCCCTGCCGCTTTCGATGATGCGTCCGCCGTGGCAGCCGCCGTGTTCGCGGTCTTGGCCGCTTCCTCCGCAGGTTTCGCAAGCAGGGACACAGGCACGCGGACCACTTTCTCCCCTTGCATGGCCGGCAGTGAGTTCACGCTGTCAAGCGAGGTGACGGTTTCCAGCTCGTCCACGCTCTGACTGTCGGTCTTTATCTGGTTCAGGACTTCCTGAACGACTGTTTTCTTCTCCTCGTCTGTCATATCATTCGTTGTTAGGGTTATTATCCAACTGCTCGTTCAGTCCGTCTATGAAGCCGGGCACGCAAAGACGCTCGGCGACAATGCGCACAAGTTTCACCTCGTCATCAGTGTAGTCCGCCTCGCCCTCACTCCCGTATATCTTCATGGCGAGGGAGTGCGCCTTGATGCCGTTCACGTTGTTGTATATCATGTCCGCGAAAGACTCGCGTACATCCATTGTCCGTGCAGATTTGTGATTCACTGCCATGTAAACATTGAAATGCTGAAAATCTATCTTCATATTATGATACATTAGTTATTATTCCGTTCTCTACCGTCACAGTTTTACCCTTGAATCTTCCAGACCAGCCGTTCTGTGGCCACATTCTGTCCGCCTGGATAGTACCGCCCGTTACAATTATATCGCCTGCGTTGACAAGTATGTCACCGTCAAAATACCCCGCGCACATGGTATTGCTGTTCGGGAATGTGGGGGTGCTCCTGCAACTTCCGTAAATTCCACTGCCGCCCATCGGGGCAAGCCCGGCGATGGCGTTGCTGAACATGTCCGCCTTGATATACACGCAGGTTTTCTTGCTCCAGGTATCGTCATAGCCAAGCCTTATCTCAGCCAGGCTGTCGCTCCATTTCATGCAGGCGTTCTGAATATCAAAGCCGCCCACTTTTCCGCCGTCCTCGACGAACACCTTGCCGTATATCGTCGCATTCTGCGTGACGATGCTGCCGTCCTCCAATATCTTGAAGTTGCCGTTGGCCGTGACGATTCCCTCCAATTGTATGTTGGCGGCCTTTATCTTCACACCGTCCTGACCCGCTCCGACAAATGATTTCAGATTACCGTCCCCGTCGATGGCGTACAGACCCGACACCTTGGAAGTGGTGATAAGCCCTGTCTCCTCCAGCATGTTCTCGTCCTTGTCGAACACGGCAGCGGAGATTTTCACAAGACGCTCGCTCTGCTCGAACAACGTGCGGTAGCGGTGCGTCAGCGCCTCGTACTTGTCGGTGCTGAGCACCAGCATATACATGTAGATGTCACCGTCAAACTCCAGACGGAAGTCGCCCGTTCCGTTCCACAGGCCGTTTCCGGTATATTGCACATAGCCTTCGGTCTCCGCAATCTCCTCGCTTATCTCCATGCTGTTGAAGTTGGCGAAGCCTGTCTTGTCCACATTCTCGAAGCGGACCTTCAGCGTGCCGACCTTGGCACAGCGGTAGAAGAATGTCAGATACACAGGCAGGGCCTCTTTCTGCCCCTCGTCATTGGTCGGGAACGTGGGCACATAGCGCAGGTTCCCGTGTTTCTGCAGTATGTACTTGTTGCGTATGCGCACCACCGTGCGCCCCATGTCCGTGACCACGCTTGCGCCGTCGCCTTTTTTGGAGAGCACGTTGCCGTTGGCCCATATCCACTTGTTGCCGACAAGGAAGAACACGGTCTCGTTCTCGGAGTTCCATTTCTCCAGCCCCGATGTGAACGTGGGGTTGTTCAGGTAGCCTTTCTCGCTCAGGAAGTCGTTCCGCACGCTGTCTATCGCGCTCTGCACCTTCCCCTCCGTTATCTCCAGCTTGGTCTTGATGTCCTCGCCGGTGGAAAGCAGGAACGTGCCGCGCAGATACACGTTGTCGGCATACAGGCCGTTGCCCTTCGGCTGGTTATCCAGTGGAAAGCGGTCGTCCTTGATGTCGTTAAGGTTGCCGAGCCTTGCACGCAGGGCGTGGTCAAAGTTCTTGGCGTTCACTCCGTCCAGCACGTCCACTCTCGGGTGGCCGTCCTCCGAGGCGGAGATGAGGACGAGGTTCTGGCGGTTCGCTGTCTCGGTGTTGCCCATAAGCACACACTCGTCGCCCTCTTCGGGCTGTGCGGTCTCAAACTCGGATTTCTCCACAAGTATGCCACCATTCGCGATGCCGGCCACTTCCACCCAGTAGGCTTTCTGCGACGTGCCGGTGAACACCTGGCAGCGCATCAGGTCGTGCGCCACGAAGGTGTTCTCCTGCTCGAAGGTGATGTGCCAGTAGTCGCCCTGCTCCCGCACCGTCTTTATCTTGCCGTTGGCCGCGCTGACGCAAATCTGTCCGCCCACGCTGCGCACCTTGTTTATCAGCAGTTCAAAGACATTCATCACGCGCCTCACGGTTATCTTGTCAACTATCAGGTGCGACAGCAGGTCCTCGTCAAGGCCGATTTGCCAGCCGTTGCCTGTCATGCCACTGCCGCCATAGTTGGCGCTGCGCAACAGTTCGCGCACCACAAGGGTGAGCAATTCGGCATTGCCCTTGCCATCGATGCGCCCATTCTCTTCCAGTCCGATACCGATGCCTTCCTCGAAAGTGATTTTCTTCTTCGCACGGTCGTTGCGTTTCTTGCTGATGAACTCCTGCTGGCTCCGTCTTGCGGAGAAAATGTTGTTGTCGGTCGGCTGCGTGTCGTCCCACGAGCGTATGATGTCGGGCAGGGCCACGCCCTCTGTCCTGGACTTAGTATAGTTCTTCAGCTCTCCGATGCTGTCGTTCACCTTGTCAAGCGCGCCTGTCTGCAGGGCGTCGCTGATTTCAAGGTCCATCTGGCTTGGCAGGTTCGCCTTGCGCGTTATCTTGGTGATACGGCTCTGCCGGTAGCCGTTCTCCGGGAAATACTTGTCGCTCACAAGCCGGACACGCCTGCCGACATGGAGCACGGCATTGTTCTCCTCCACCCACACATGGTCGGTCGGAGCCTTATAGACGCTGATGTCCTTCCAGTGCTCGGCATTGTACTTCTCCACCGCATTCAGGAACTCCTCCTCCGCTATCGGGTAGTACTCGTCGGGCATGCGCACGTTCCACAGGATATAGTGGTCGCCCACTTTGGGCACGAGCTTTCCTCCGGGCAGCTGGGTGTCGTCGTCATACGGCCAGATGGTGATTATCTCGAACTCGCGTGTCTTGCTATCGAAGTTCACCTCGAAATAGTGGTCGTCATCGGTACCGAGCCCGGCAAGATCACCGTCCTGGAACGAGACGCGCTTGGTCTCGCCTGCCAGTTCATAGTCGTTGGGATCGAAGTTCAGCGTGTCGTCCCTGAAGTAGTAGATTGTGAACGCGTTGCCGTCATCGTCCTTGACATTCTCGCTGCGCACACTGCTCACCTCACCGGTGCGTCTTGGATAGATGCCGCTGAACGCGTCTTTCTCGTAGTGGTCATAGATGCCGTACTCGTCGGTGTGCAGTTCCACATACTGGCGGCCGCCGGGCAGCATCAGACGGCTGTGGCCGTATTTCTCCGCATCGATGTTGCGGGTGCTGCCTATCGGGAACAGGCGCGTGTAGAACTTGTTGGTGTTGTCAGTGTCACGCTCCAGGCTCGTCAGTCCGTTGCCGTACCCCAATATTATTTCCTCGCCGTGCTCGCATCTGCAGATGTTCACGGTCTGCCCTTCCACCCACCACTCGGCACTGCCGCCCACTTTCTCGGCTATCTCCTTCAGCGCCTCGTCGCAGTACTTGCCCTCGTAGTCGATGACAATGAGGTCGATGCCGTCCACCTGCCCCACCTTCCAGTCGGTGGTGTGCCCCATGCCGTTGTTGATGCACTTCACCACCATCGCCACATGCTCTCTCGGAGTGGCGGTGAGGGTGAACACGGGCTCGGCATTGCTGTCTGTGGTCTCCAGCACGAGGAAACGCTTTATCAGGCTCTCGATGCCGTAAAATTTCACGTCATACGACCACTCGCCATCGCTCTTCTGGGCAGGGGCGTATTTCTCGGTGAGCCAGTAGCGCTCGCCCTCAAAGTCCACATAGTCGTTCACATCGAGGGGTATGTGCTCGTAATGGGTGAAGGAGAGCGTCAGCACGTTGTCGCCCTGAACCTCCTTCTGCTGGGTGCTGCCGTCACCGGGCGAGATGTCCGTCCGGGCGGTGCCGTATTTGTCGTATATCGTCAGAACCATATAGGAATGCTGTTTGAATGTCATTAGATGATGGGGACAGGCTCGCGGAACTTCACCTTGAACTTGCCGGCGTTCACACCCTCCTTCCACAGGTAGGTGAGCGGTGTGAACTTGGGGCTCTCGCTGTATTTCACATGCAGGGTAAGGTCAAGCTGCGTGAATACGATGTCCAGCCAGCCGCCCTTGCCCTGTTTCAGGAAATTGATGAACGAGAAGTATTTCCGCAGCCAACCCGCCTGTGTCTTGTCATACAGGGCGAAGTTGAGCGTGATGTCCCTCGGCTCGTTTCTCGGTGTAAGCGTGGCGGAGTATTTCTCGCCCTGCTCCTCGCGTATGTTCACGGCGGTGTCCTTCTTCGTCTTGCTCGGTGTGAGTATGGCGGTGAGGTTATCCATGCCGCCACGTTTGTCCTCGACGAGGAACACGCCGTATTCTTTCCAGATGTCGGTGCCGTTCACCAGCACCAGCCCTCCAAGTATCTTGTCCATGTCATTTTACTTTTAGTCCGTCCCTTACTATTTTTCTGATGTCCTCCTTTATCTCGCCAAGATGCCCCGCGCTCGTGCCGGTGTTCTCGGCAATCCGGGCAAGGTGGCTCTCGGCAAGGTTCATGCGGTCGGCCACGGTCTCCAGACGCTCGTCCATGCTTGACCAGTGCTGCAGTCCGCTGGTGAACATGCCCTCCAGTTTCGTGCCCTGGTCCTGCGTCATGGCGGTAAAGCCTCCGGACTTCGCGCTCTGGCTGGTACCGCCCGTGTCCTCGTAGCCGGTGACCTTCGCCCACTCGTCCCTGCGTTTCAGCCCTTCCGCCACTATCTCGTCATAGCGGCGGTTGAAGTCCTCGATGTCCTTTTCCGTCAGCTCGCCGTTCTTGTCGGAGATAAGCTGTGCCCAGTCATCGTACAACTGCTTCAGCTCACCGTTGATGAGGTCTTCCATGGAATAGCTCAGCAAGGCTTTCTGCATGTCCGTGGCGAAGTCCTCGGCAAAGTCCTTGGAGGTTTTCTTCATGTCCATCAGGTTGGAGATGAAGCTGTCCTTCATGCTGTCGAAACTTATCTGGGTGATGGTCTCGCGCCAGCTGTCGGTCAGTTCCTCTATCTTTCCTGCCTGGTCCGCGTAGTCCTGCAGCTTGTCCAGCACATCATTTCCATAACCGCCCTTGCCGGTGTTCTTGATGTACTCGGCTATATCCACATTGGAGAGGAGTTTCTTCATCTCCTCCGGTGTAAGGCTCCAGATGCTGCCGTCGAAGTTCTCCTTCACGTTCTGCCTTATCCATGCCGTCTGGTCATCTGAAAAGCCGTTCCAGTAGTAGTTCCAGCTGTGGTGGCGCTTCCAGTAGCCTGCCTGTGCCTGCGCGATGCCCAGGTAGTTGGCGTTGGTCTCCTCCTGGTTGCGCTTGGCCTGCTCGTAGGCATCGGTGGCTTTCTGACCGTAGCTTTTCTCCATCACATCGGTCAGGTCCTCGATGGCGTTCTGCAGGAGTTCCGTGCGCTCGGTCAGATTCTCTATGGTCTTCTTCACCTCTTTCTCGTTGCCGTTCAGACCGAAGAGGTCGTCTATGCCGAACCACCCGGCAATGCCGCTGAGCAGCCCCTGCACGATGTTGCCCACGTCCTTGATGACATCGATGATGATTTCGGGAAGTTCCTCCACCACCTTGTTTATCGTGTCGGCCACCTTGTCAAGCAGGTCGTTGATAAAGCCTTTCGGGTCATCGCCCAACGCGTCGAGTATCTGGAGTATGGCACCGACGATGCCGCCCACCTTTCCGCCCAGCTCGCCCAACGACTTGCCGATGCCGTCAGAGCCTTTGGAAAGCGAGGTGATAAGTTTGGTGATGCCGTTGGCAAAGCCGTACAGTGAGCCGTCCGACATCTCGTTCAGGTAGCCGGTGAAGTTCTTGATGCCCTGCGCCGCAGCGTTGGTGTTGTCGGTGAGGGTTTTCCGTGCCTTGTCGCTGGCCTCCTGCGCCTCGTTCTGTGATGCTGCCGTCGCATCGACCTTGCCCTGCGCTATGTCCACCGCTTTCTGTGCGATTTCCTTTGAGGCATCGTCGGTGGCATCGGCAAGGTCTTGCTGCGCCTGTTCCAAATCGGTCACGGCCTGCGTGTGGGCGTCGGTTTTCTCGCGGAGCGTGCGCACGCTGTCCTGATAGGCTTTCACGTTCTTGGCAATCGTGTCCCATATCTTGAAGTTAAAGGCGCTGGTGCTGTTGCCACCGGTCTCGTCCTTCAGTTTCGCCTGCAGGTCGGTATATACCTTCTTGTTTTCCGCCGAGAGTTTCTTGAACTCGGAGGTCTGCATGTACTCCTCTATCTTGGCGAGTGTCTCTTTCGCAACGTCTTTGAGCACGTTGCCGACACCCTCGAAAGTGGTGCTCCAGTCTATGTTCAAGGCGAGGTTCTGGGCATTGGTCTGACTGACGGCAGCATCACGCTCCTTTTCGAGCTTGAGGACTTGCCACCGCTTTTCCTCCGCCGTGCCGTCGCCCTCGTTCACCTCGCGTATCTTCTCGGCGTATTCCTTGGCGATGGCGTATTTCTGCTCCTGGAGCGTACCATACTCGCGCAGGTAGTCCACCATGGCCTGGAGCTCGTTCTTCAGGGATTCCTTGTCGATTTCCTCCAGACCCTTACGCTGTTCCTCCTGTGCCAGACGAAGCCGTTCCGCAAGGGCTTCACCCTGCTCCTCCGTGAGATTTCCACCCTGCGCATCGCGCCACTTGGCCTCCTGCGCCTTTATCTCGGATTCCTCTTTCTGGTAGTTGAACTTTATCTGCCGGATTCGCTTGGCACTGCCCTCAGCCATCTGGTCGATGCTTTCCTGCTCGTTCTCCTGACGGAGCCGCGCAAGTTCCTCGGCCCGCTTTTGCTCGGCCGCCTTCTCGCGCTCCAGTTCTTTCTGCCGGTCCTTGTCTCCGTTGCCACCAGTCGGCTTGTGTTCGGGCTTGGAATGGCCGCCTATATTGCTGTTCTTGCCTATCTCGCCCATTCCCTTTGTCAGGTCCTCCGCCTGTTTGAGCAGGTCGTCACGGAGTTTCTCGGCATCGGCGATGGCCTGCTCCTTGTTCTTCTCATTCTCTTCCTTGATGATGGCCGACGCGTCTATCTGGCCGTTGGACTCTCCTTGTGCAAAATAGAGGAGAGACTTCTTGAACCACCCCATGGAGCCATCGACATCATCTGCATCGGTCGCCTTCAGCTTGTTCACCTTGTCGTCGGCTTCCACGGCCTTGTTGACCAGTGCCTGTGCCTTGGCCTGCAGGAAGAGCATCTGGATATAGTCGGCCGCTTTCTGCGTGAGGACATCGTACCACTCGGCAACGGTGTCATAGTAGCCGAAAGCCTCGCCGTACTTGCGGTTCAGTTCCTCGGTCTTCTTCTTTTCCTCCTCCTTGCTGCCGGTGAACTCCTTCAGCTCGCGAATGGTGTTGTCTATCTCGAAACGGGTCTTTATCATCTGCGCCCTGCCCTCGCTCTCCACCTCGATGAGCTCCTGCGCCTTCTGCCGTGCCTCCTCCTGCGCATCGCTGTATTTGTTGAACAGGACTATCAGGCCGGTGATGACGGCGGACAGACCCAACGTGAGGGTCGCCATGAGCGCAGACGCCGCTGCGGTGGAGATGCCGAGGGCTGCCGCCAGCCTTGTGTTGGCCGCCGTCAGCAGGTTCTTCATCTTCACCACCGTCACCAGTCGGAATGCGGAGTCTTTGTTCAGGGTGTTGAACACCTGCTGCAGACCCATCGTGACGGCCATGACGGACTGCACCCTCGCCTGTATCTTGGCAAGGTTCTCGTTTTCGGAGGCGAACAGGGACACGGCACCGGTGGCGGCGGTGAACATGCCGGACAGACCGCTGATGCCGGACATGAAGCCCTGCAGGTTGGCATCATCGTTGGAGAGTATCTTGGTCTGGGTATGGAGGTCGGCGATGGTATCGGACAGCAGGGCTGCCTTCTCCGCCATCTCGCGGTACTCTTCCGTGTCCTGCTTCCCTTCCAGACGCATCTTGGCCATCGCGTTCTGCAACTCGCGCAACTGCATGGCCAGACGCTTGTTGCTCTCCCGGTTTTCCTCCTGCTCGCGTGTGAGGCTGGCGAGTATCAGCTTCTCTTCCTCTAACGCTTTCTTGGCGGCGTTGAGTTCGGCAAGGGCTGCGGACTGGGCGTTACCGGGGGCTGCGTTCTTGTAGGCTTTCTCCAGCTCCTTGATACAGGACGTGGTGTACTTCACCAAGTCCTTGCTCTCGGCGATACGCTCGGCAAGGGTCTTCTGCGCCACAGCCGCCGTGGTGCTGGACTCGGAGAGCTTGCCATGCTCCTTCTCTAAGTCGGACACAGCCTTTTCCGCCTGGCGGTGTTGTTTCTCCAGATAGACGAGGGTGTTCCGCTCCTCGTCCAGCACCTTACGGCAAGCAATGACATCGGCGGCGAGTTCCTTCTGGGCGGTACCTGGTTTCATGCCTGCAAGCTGCCTCTCCATACGGCTGAGGTCTGCGGCCACGCCGTCAATGACCTTGTGCTGCTCGGCTATCTTGGCGTTCACCAGCTCGGCCGCTTTCTTGGCATTATAGATGAGGGTGTCGATATGCGCGTTGGCATTGTCGATACCGTCACTCAGTTTGTCCTTCATCAGGAACTCTATCTCTACGGGCTTGCTCATGCTTTCAATTCAGTTTACTTTGGAAAAATCCTGCTATGTCTTCGGCTTCCTCCTCGGCGGTCTTGCCGCTGTCGGGTCTGCCTGCTTTCTTCTTGATGTAACGTGGGGCATCGCACAGCATCATGATGAGGGTCTGGTAGTTCACGCCGTGGAGTATGTAGTCCACGCTCCAGCCTGTGGCGCTGGCTATCTGCCACACGAATCCGAAAGGGCTATGGGAACCTTCATACTCGGTCCTTAACTCCCCTTCTTTCCTTGGCTCAGTCTCAGCTTCATCGGGTTCGTCCGTTCCGCGGATCTGATAATACTCATAAAAGGGTCTGTGCCCATCAGCCGCTCGAACTGCTCGGTGGCGGCCACCTGGTACCGGTACGCCACAAAGTTGCGCACGAGCCATGCGGTCAGCCCCACAAGCAGATGGCGGGATATATATCCCCTGCACACGGTGTAGGCGATAATGCGCGACAGGCATTTGCCGTGTTTGGCAATGAAACGCATCTGCCCCAGCTTAGGCATAGTCCGCACCTCTTCTGCCGTTATGTCCATCTCCAGGTACTGCCGGCCGATTTCTATCTGCCCTGCCAACGTGGGGCGTTTCATGGTGACGCGCACCTTCAGCGGTTTCTTGCGGAACGGCAGTCGTATGTCCTTAAACGGCACGGAGACACCCCTGTCAAGGAGTGCCTCCGCCGCTTCTTTTTCGAGTGCTCGGTTCATACGCTACTCCCCTGGTTTAGTGTCGGCCACATCATAGGGAGCACTGCCGTCGTCTGGCGCGTTCACCGTCAACTGACACTCTATCTTGGAGACTTCGGTCAGGGTGAGCTTGCCACCAAGGTTGGCCATAAGGGTGGCACTCGGTATCGTCACGGTCTGACCGCTCTTCAGCTGAATCTCACACTTGTCACGGAGTTCCACAAGGTCGGTCGGGGCTTTCCAACCGGTATAGGCTCCTTGCGTGCCGACAAGCGTTCCACCAAGGGCGAGTTGGAGGTTCTCGTAGTCCAGCTGTATGAGGTTGAACGTGGGGGCTATAGTGCCGTTCTTCGTGACAAGAGTCAGCACGGGGGCACCGGGCACCTGCTCGGCATCCACATCCACTTTCTCGGGCTTGGCTCCACCCCAGTCCCAGCTGCCCTTCTCTATATAGCCGACTGTCTTGTCACCAAACTTTACGACACCGATGCCGTACATGAATTTCTTACTTTCTGCCATATTTTTCTTGTTATGATTGTTAATACTGTGCCGGTCGCCACTCCGACAATAAAGGCGATGAGAAGCATCTTCCACGGATTTGAACTGCGTTCCTTATCCGTTCTGGCTTCATTCTTCTGCTGCTCCAATGCTTTCTTGTAGCTCGCCATCTGGCGCTCATAGTACTCGCACTGGCGTTGCAGACTGTCGCAAGTGGCATACACCACGATGATGCCACCTTTGTTCTGCACGGTTGCGCTGGCTCGTCCGTTCTTGGCTCGGTACTCTGCCTTTTCGGGCAGGTTAGTCAGTTCCGCCAGAGGTATTTCCAGCTTGGCTTCCTCCTGTGGTACTGTCTCCGTCCATGTCTGACGCACCTCGCTCTGGAGGGTGTCCGCGGATACTTGTTTCACGCTTTCCTCCGTTGCCACGCTCGCTTTTCGGCTTGTCGCGCAGCCCGACAAGAACAGGGCAATCATCATGATGCTTGCAACTGTTCGCAGTGTCGATAGCCTTCCGAAGACGCGCCATCTCGCGTTTCGAGGCTTCGAGGTATCTTCTTGTCTCATTGAGTTCTTCCTTCAATGGTTTCACGATGTTCTCTACCAAGATACGGGTGGCATGCTCGGCGTTGTCCATACGCACCGTCTCGGCATCGGCTTCCGCCTTCATCGATTCCGCTTTCGCTTTCCTTATGGTAGCCCGCAGCGTGCATATTGCAACAATGGTAGCCACCAGACCTCCGCCAAGGAGGATGTTCAGGACTTCGCTGATATTCATGCCATCCATATTTTTACTGTTGGTATATTCCTATTGACTTGAGCCACTTGGCTACATCGAAGGCTGGGCAGGCTTTATTTACGCCTGGAAGGTCGCAATGACCTACAATCTTGATCTGCGGAAAACGCTGATGGAAGTTCCGCACATAGTCGGTCATCGCCTTCATCTGCGCAGGGGTGCGCGTGTCCTTGGGATGCTTCATATCCTTGGTGCAGCCACCGGCATACACCACATGACGGCTCACACTGTTGTAACCCTTTGCACCGTTGGTCACTTCCCACGGATCAACCTCCGCATCTTCGTTGTTATCGACAAGGCGTTCCACCTTGCCATCCAAGTGTATCAGGTCGGTATAGCCTACCTGCTTCCAGCCACGCCCACCCTTGCTTACTGGGTCAGTGTGCCAGTGGCGTATCTCATTCGAGGTTACCTCACGGCCTTCAGGGGTGGCTGTGCAGTGTAGGACTAAATACTTCATTCTCGCCATTACGCTTCAGCTTTATATCCGCTGGTCATTACAACACCTGCATCTGCCTTCTTGAACATGCAGATGAAGTAGTGGCGGAAGTTCACCTTGTTGCGCTGGTACTCAGGGTCGTTCTCAGCAGGGCTCCAATACATCTTGGTGGAGCCAGTAGCCTTGAACACACGCTGTGTATAGAATGCAAATGAGCAGTGGAAATCACCTGCGGTATCTCCCTTGTCACCGACTGCCTTCTTCACTCCATTGGATGTGTAATAAGGGGTATTGGCAAATTCATAAATGTCAAAGCCGTAGAGCTTACCCACCTTGCCGGTGTTGCGGTCGATGTTGTACTGCTCCTTAAAACGCTGATCGGTCTCCAAGAGGTCGTTCACATGGTCGGTACACAATACGAGGCGACGGTTGGTGGTCGGAACGCCCAACTTGTCGAGGGCTGCCTTCATCGCAAGCACATCCTTGACGGTCAGCTTGAGACGACCTGTAGCAGCATCACGTTCGCCGGTAGTGGTCAGCACTGGGGTCTTGGCTGTATTCTTCTGAGCGCAGAGCGCATGTGCAGCCTTGGCGAACTTAGCATCGTTGATGGCGTTTGAATGACTCTCCTTCACTCGGGCAATCTTGTCGTAGCTGATGGCGTACAACTCATCATCGGTGATTGGGGTCACCTTGGTCTGGAACTTGTCAAGCTGAATGGCGATGTCCTTGTCGTCAAGTGCCTGCAAGGGGATTGGGTAGGTGGTGTTGTTGACAAGCACGTCAGGGTCAACGCCAACCTCCACCAAGTGAATAACATCATTGTCAACGATGCTTGAACTGTCGGGGATTCCATCAAGCCAAGTCCCTGCGAGAAACTCACGCAAGGACTTAACCAACTCTCCAGTCCAAATCTCCTTCAGCACGCCCTCGCGTGCCACGCCAACTGGCATTGCACCGCTCACGGCTAATGCGATGGCATTGGCACCTACTGCACCTGCCACGGGCGACACGCCCAAAGTCATACCGAACACGGCTCCTGTAAACGCATTGAACAGCAAAGCCGTAATCATGGTCAAAATTGTTTTCATTCTTTTTGTATTATTGGTTTGTACTAAAGTTCACACTCCATGCCGTACTCCTCCTTGTAGAGTCGCTTATACTCCTCGGGCTGCTCTTTGCGGAGTGTCAGGAGTTCTGCAGACGGCACATCGCTCAGTTTCTTGTATGTGGCAGGCTGCTGGGTTGAAGCTCCACCCTGGTGGCCGATAACGGCACTGAGCTTCATCTGTGGCGACATGGCAGAGATGATGCGCTCCAACTTCTCCTGGCCAATTTCCTTGCCGAGGTTGATGAACTCGTCCTTCTTGTCTGTGGCGATACGCTTCTCGCCGACTGCTTTCTCCACGACGGCAGTGATACTGGCAAGCGTGAGGGTCTCCTTCTCCTTCTGGAGTCTCTCGTTCTCTTGCTTAGCGGCATTCAGCTCGTTGAGCTTGGCGGTGATCTCCGCATCAGTCGCCGTTTCCGGCAAGCCCAACTGCAGGGCATACTGTTTCTGTTCCATTTGTTTTTGATTATTATTGTTCAACATTGGCAAGGGACACTCGCTGTCCTTGCCGAGAGTAATCTTCTTGCCGTCCTTCTGCAGCACGATGGCATCATCATTGGCTCCAATGTCCACCAAGCTAACCTCAAACAGTTTGCTCTTGGTGACGGTAGGACTGGTCTGACCCTGCACAAGCAGTTCGGGGTCCTCACTTGTCTCCAGAATGTCAAGCCCTGCGCTCACCATCTTCAGACTGCCGAACTCATACTGCTTCTTACAGCGTGTGGATAGTTCGGATGCTTCGTCAAACATCAATTCGCCGGTCACTTCACCATCCTCCACCTTCAGGTCTTTCACATAGCCTATCACATTACCACGCTCGTGCATATACAGCAGGACGGGGTTGCGCTGATACTGCTCCACATTCATGCCAGCTGTCAGCACTCTTGTGCCGTAGCTGTTCAGGCTATCGTTGGTTATTCTTACGCGTTTTCCTTTACTCATATCATTGTTGTTTTCTGGGCTGCATTGCCCGATTCGCAGTGCAATATTACGAGGTAATTGTCTGTCCGCCAAAAAAGTGTGCAATGGTTGCACACTTCTATGAAACCATTGCACACTTTTTTGGAGAGCCACCGAAATCGTGGCACTTTTGCAGAAGGAATCGGGGCGTGGTATGCCCTGATGTGAACAAAAACCTTATCAACATGACAAAGGCAGATATTGAAAAAAAGAAATCGCTGGCACGCACGCTCTATCTTTCGGGCATGGAGCAGCAGGAGATTGCGGAGAAGGTGGACGTGTCGCGCGTCACCATATCCAAATGGTGCTCAGCCGAGGGGTGGAAAGAGGCTCGTGCCGCCAAGAACATCACACGCCCTGAACTGGTGAACAAACTGTTGCTCACCATCGACACACTCATTACACAAGTGAATGGGTCTGACGACCCTGCACTCATTGCAGGACTTGGCGACAAGCTGGCTAAACTCTCGTCGGTCATTGAGAAACTCGACAAGAAAGCTAATGTGGTGGATGCCATCGAAGTGTTCATGGCGTTCTCCAAGTGGCTGGAGTACCGCTCGCAGACAGACCCAGAGGTGACTCCCGAACTGATGCGTGTAATCAACAAGTACCAGGACATGTACATCACAGAACAGATGGGCATAAAATAGTGGAGGCAGCCTATGGCAACAGCAGCGGAAAAGAAAAAGGCATACGATGAGTGGAAAGAGCGATGCCGGCAAGTGCAAGCCATTACGGACACGTCACTCCTGAAAAGCGAAACGCCAGTAGAAAGGGACATGCGTATCAAACGCTTGCTCAACAACTACGCAGCGTTCTGCGAGTATTACTTTCCACACTTCCTGCAATTGCGTGACAAGACGACCGGTGAGGTCATACGCACCATTCACAACGCTCCGTTCCACAACGAAGCTGCACGCAAGGTCCGAAACACGCCCGACTTGAAGGCTGTATTCATGTGGCCGCGCGGTCACGCCAAATCGACCCACCTTGATGTATTCACGCCGCTCTGGTTGATGTTCCAACCGAAGCGGCTTATCAACTTTATGGTGGTTGTCGGGAAGTCGGAGGACAATGCCGACCGACTGCTTGGAGATATTCAAGCGGAACTGGAATACAACCAGCGTCTCATTGCCGACTTCGGACAGCAGAAGAACGACGGCGGATGGCAGGAGGGCGAGTTCAAGACAAAGAGCGGTGTGAAGTTCCTTGCCTGCGGTCGTGGGCAGTCGCCTCGTGGTCTGCGTGACCGTGAATCCCGTCCTGACTACATCGTCATCGATGACCTTGACGACGATCAGCTTTGCAAGAACGATAAACTCGTACACGACCTCACCGACTGGGTGAAGGAGGCTCTCTTCGGTGCGCTTGATGTGGGTCGTGGACGCTTCATTATGGTGGGCAACCTCATCAGCAAGAACTCTGTGCTCTACAATCTCTCACGTACAAATGGAGTGTTCCTTTCTAAAATCGTAGCGGTCGATCGTAACGGAGAACCGGTATGGAAAGAGAAATGGACCAAAGAGGAGGCGCAGGCTTACCGCGACTTCGTGGGCTATCGTGCCTGGGAGAAGGAGATGATGCACAACCCTATCGTGGATGGTACGATCTTCCGTGCGGATTGGATTCGATACAAGCGTTTGCCAAAGCTCGAAAAGTACGACATGATTGTGTGCTATACCGACCCGTCGTTCAAATCGACAACCTCCAACGACTACAAGGCGAGCCGCGTTTGGGGAAAGATTGGTTCGGAACTGCATCTCATAGACAGTTTCGTGCGCCAGGCGACAGTCAGCGAGATGGTTCGATGGCTATATGACCTCTACGAGCGTACACGCGACACGGTGGCTATTCAGTTCTTCATGGAAGCGAACTTCATGCAGGATGTGATTTTGGACGAATTTGCCGTGGAAGGTGAGCTGCGTGGCTACCAGCTGCCCATCATGCCCGACAAGCGAAAGAAGCCAGACAAAATCCAGCGTATCGAGGCGGTCAGTCCTCTTTGGGAACGTGGCTTTGTCTGGTACAACGAGCGCAAGAAGGAAGACCCCGATATGCAGGTGGGCATAGAACAGACGTTGGCGTTGGAGCGTGGCAGCCGTGTGCATGACGATGCGCCTGACGCTGATGAAGGCGCTATATGGATACTCCAGCGCAATACAAGACAGGAAAGTTTAAAACCGGTGTTCGGCAAAAGACCGACCGCCAAAAACATTTGGTAACAATGATACAAGTAATAAAGGACATTATCTGGGGATGGCAGTGCAAGCGTGCCATCAAGAAAGCCAACAAGCTCTCAAAGCTGCTTGGCATGAAGTATTATGTGATTTACATGAACGGCTCGCTGAAGGTCGTACCGAAACGCACCATCCGCGAACTGGTTGCCAAGCACCGCTTCCGTAAGGGTGTAAAGGTTGCCGACATCGAGCGTCGTGCCATTTATGTGACGCATTAGGAAGGAGGCTTACTATGTTTATCACGGAAGAGGACTACAGAGTGGTCATAGGCGAAAATGCGCTGAAGGTCGTGTCGCAGGCATCGCAGGAGATACGCGACAATGCGGAACTGGAGGCTTGCGAGGAGATTGCCGGCTACCTCAGACCAAAATACGACACGGAAGCGGTGTTCTCGGCTGAAGGCGAAAACCGCAACCGTTTGGTGGTAATGTATGCCGCCGACATTGCGCTCTATCACATGATTGCCGCTATGCCCCAAAAGATGGGCAGCGAAATACGCAAGGAGCGCTACGAGCGTGCCATAAAGTGGCTGGAAGGCGTGCAAGCCGGGAAAATCATCCCCGACCTGCCGCTCGCCATCGACGAGGACGGCACACCGACTGGCGACCTGCTCATATTCGGTTCACAGAAACAATTACGACATAACTGGTAACGCTATGGATATAAAGAACTTTTTCAGCGGTATGTTCGGAGGTGGCAGTCAAAATATACTGCACACGCCAAACGGGGACTTCAACCTTGCGAAGTCGTCTGACCGCAAGCGCATAAAGAAGATGGTCATCGAACTGAAACGCACCACCGATGCGCTTACACGCAGGGACATTGCCGGCTGGCGCAACGCCTGGCAGATGGCTATAAATGTGGACAGCCCGAACCGCCAACGTCTCTACGACATATACCGCGATGTGGATATTGACCTTCACCTATCGGGCTGTGTTCGCCAGCGTGTAGGATTCGTCATGGCGAAGTCCTTCAAACTGGTCGATGCAAAGGGTAATGAGAACGAGGAGGCACACCACTATTTCGACCAGGCTTGGTTCAAGCAAATGCTCGAATACGCGCTTGCCGCCAATCTTTGGGGACACTCGCTCATCGAACTTGGCGACCTCACCACCGATGGCGACGGATGTCCTTGCTATACGGATGTGAAGCTCATTCCACGGAAGCATGTCATTCCGGAATACGGCCGTGTGATTCAACAGCTCGGGCAGGACTGGACTACGGGCATAGACTACCGCTCCGCACCTTTCACAGATTGGCTCATTGAAGCCGGACGGCCTGACGACCTCGGACTGTATCTGAAGGCTGCCACGCAGACCATTCCGAAGAAAAACATGTTGGCATTCTGGGATTCCTTCGGCGAGATTTTCGGTATGCCGATGCGTATTGCACGCACCACCTCACGCGACCCCAAGGAGATTGGACGACTTGAACAGATGCTCAAGGGTGCCGGAGCAAGCCAGTACATGGTGGCAGGGCAGGACACGGAGATTGAATTTGTAGAGAGTGGCAAGGGCGATGCCTTCAATGTCTATGACAAGCGCATTGATCGCGCCAACTCGGAACTGTCAAAGCTTATCATCGGGCAGACTATGACCATCGAGGACGGCAGCAGCCTCTCGCAGTCGGAAACACATTTGGAGGTATTCGAGAACCTGGTGGAGAGCGACTGCACCATGCTGCGCGACATCGTCAACAACCAGCTTATCCCTCGCATGGTGAAGCACGGTTTCCCTGTCAAGGGGCTGCGCTTCGAGTGGGACGATGCTGTCGATTACACGCCGGAGCAGCAGGTGGCA